TTGGCTTTACTAATGCTAACGGTTCAACAGGTTGGTCAATAGGCAATGGCATCATCGATTCTACTCATAACTTTAGAATATATGATAATACCGCTGGTGCAGCTAGACTCACCGTTGATGGTAGTGGCAACGTAGGTATTGGAAATGCTGGACCAACATCAAAATTACATATAGGAAGTATCAGTACCTCAGGTGGTCTAGGAATAGGGATTCAAAATAATAGTAGATATTATACACAAAATGTTGATGGCGGAGACTTGATTATCAAGGATGAAAGTGCTGGAGCATGGCGTTTTAGAATTCAATCTAATGGTACAGTTAAACATGCAAATGCTGGTTCAATTGAAAGAATAAGAAATAATTTTAGCCAAGGATTAGTATCTTATAGTGCTGGTCAAGTAACACAAATGACTGAAGATACATCTTATACACATGCCGCTTATGGAATGTATGAATTAGGTACAGTAACAACAAGAGGTTTTGGTAACTATGTTGATTTCAAAACAAACTTGACAAGTAATAATATAATGTTTATGTTCTACTTCACTGGATACCAATATAGCCGAGGTACTTCAGCTTTTTATGGTGGAGGATATACATATACCGGTAATTCTGTAATTTCAAAAGATGTTGGATCAGGCGGTATTGTTGTTGGTCCTATGTCGGTATATGATATATACAGATCTTCAGGGGGAAACTTATGTGTTAAGTTACATTGTGCAACTACTGGTTATGACGAAGGAAGAACAAACGTATTCTTTATGCCACATGGAAGTGGATTTGATACAATGAGAATTATAGACGCACATGTCACAAACAGCACAACGAATTATTATTAAGGGATAGACAATGACTGAAGAAAGAGTAAGAACACAAGAAGAACAAGATTTTTATGATGAATATGGGTGTTGGCCTATTACAGATGCTGATTTACCCGAAGAAAGCAAAATTATATTATCAGCCGAGCAGATTGCTGAATCTGAAAGAGCAGTTTTAAGAAGAAGTGCAAAGGCATACCTAAAAGAAACCGATTGGTATGTTTCTCGGTATTCTGAAACTGGTACCGAAATACCAGAAGAGATTTTAACAAAAAGAGCACAAGCAAGAATAGATGCAAGTGAAGAATAGGAATAAATAGTTATAAATACACTATATAGGATTTAAATATGGCAAAACCAAACAGCAGACAAACCCTTGTTGATTATTGTTTAAGATCATTAGGGTTTCCTGTAATCGAAATTAATGTCGATGATGATCAGGTAGATGATAGAATAGACGAAGCTCTACAATTCTATCAGTTCTATCACGCTGATGCTATTGAAAAAGTATATCTAAAGCACCAAATCACCTCATCCGATGTTTCAAATAAATATATTCCTGTAAATGACTTAGTTACAGACGTAATTCGTGTGTTACCTATCAGGGATACAATGTCAAGCACAAATATGTTTGATGTGAAATATCAAATGCATTTGAACGACATATATTCATTAGGATTTTTGGGTTCACTCACAGAATATGTGATGGGACAGCAATGGTTAGCTCTTCTCGATCTTGTAATCGATTCTGACGATAAGCATATTTCATTTGACAGACATAAGAATCAAATAAGAATTGATATGGATTGGGAAAATGAGGTAGTGGTAGGAGAATATATTATCATCGAGTGTTACAGAATTATAGATCCAGACACATACACTGATGTATATAACGACTATTTCTTAAAAAGATATGCAACAGCTTTAATTAAAAAGCAATGGGGCCAGAACTTACTGAAATTTGAAGGAATGGTTATGCCAGGTGGAGTTACATTTAACGGAAGACAATTGTTTGATGATGCTGTACAAGAGTTAGAGCAATTAACAGAAGAAGCACGATTGAATTGGGAACAACCGGTCGATTTTTACACGGGGTAAAACATGCCTAGAAACGTTTATTTCTCACAGGCTGTAAGATCCGAACAAAATCTGTATGAAGATCTTGTCATCGAATCACTAAAAATATTTGGACAAGACGTCTATTATATTCCAAGAACTATAGTCAATAGAGACAATATATTAGGAGAAGATCCAGCATCAAAGTTTGATGATGCCTATCTTATAGAAGCCTACATCGAAAATACTGACGGATTTGAAGGCGCTGGAGATTTGTATTCTAAATTCGGATTAGAGATCCGTGATGAAGCAACTTTTATCATTTCTAGAAGACAGTGGGAAAAAGGAATAGGTATATTTTCCTCTAATGAAGTAGATCCAAGACCACAGGAGGGTGATGTCATATTCCTTCCGATGACAAATTCTTTCTTCGAAATTTCATATGTAGAAGACGATCAACCTTTTTATCAATTATCAAATCTGCCTGTCTACAGACTACAGTGTTCATTATTTGAATACAGTGATGAAGACTTTGATACTGGTGTTGAAGAAATAGATCTAAAAACTGCGCAATCTACATATCAGATTACTATGGATGTTACCCTTGGTACAAGTGGACAACATTTTGAGGTAGGGGAAACAGTAAGACAAGAGTTAGTCCCAGCAGATGGAGACACTGATGCAATTGTTGTTTTTGGAGAAATAGCTTCTCGAACAAAAACATCAGATACAGTAGCCAAAATATATGTTTCAAATATTGGGGTCTCAGGTATAGAAGAAGCAAGGGATTTTGTTGTTGACAATAGTAAACTTCTAACAGGTGATAAAACAGGTTATACTGCTACAATTACCACCATATTCGATAAGCTTTCTTCTGAAGTAGAAGTAGAGAGAAAATTATTTAATACTGATGGTGGTGCTGAAAATATCCAAATTGAGCTTGAAGCAGATAACTTCTTAGATTTTACAGAGGCAAATCCATTTGGTGATCCATCGGAGAGATATTAATGTTTGGTAGTCACTTTTATCACGCAACAATGAGAAAATCAGTAGCAGTGTTTGGAACGCTGTTTAACAATATCTCTGTGATTCGAAAAGATGGTAATGGGGGTATTTTAAATCAAATAAAAGTTCCTCTTGCTTACGGTCCAAAACAAAAATGGTTATCTAGACTAGACCAAGAGACAGGTTTTGATGCTCCTATGGCAATTAAATTGCCTAGAATGGCTTTTGAAATTACGAGTATAGAGCTAGATACAAATCAAAAATTACAGAAAAGAAATCAAATAGTAGAATCACATGCTTCTGATGTCACAAAGAAGAAGACAATTAAGCAAATGGTCCCATATAATATTAATATGTCACTTTATGTTTTGGCAAAGAACCAGGACGACGGTCTTCAAATTGTAGAGCAGATACTTCCTTACTTTCAGCCTGAATATAACTTAACAATTACACCTGTTGATGATTTTTCTTATAAACAAGATGTACCTATTGTTTTAACAGGAGTAGATATTCAGGATGATTATGAAGGAGATTTTGTTACAAGAAGAGCAATTATCTACACTTTAACCTTTACAATGAAGATGAAATTCTTTGGACCAACTGCAGATCAAGGTGTTATTCGAGAGATTAATCTTGACTTTAATAACGATCTTGGAGGTTCACAGATTTTAGAAGAGATGGATTTTACAATTAATCCGTCTACTGCAGATGAAGACGATAATTATACTGTTGATGTTACAATCTCATAGGTTATGAAAAAATTATGGATAAAAAAGAAAAGCTTTCAGCTAGTTTAGAGAAGAACCTTCCTAAGAAAGGCAATCAACTAAGTCAAATTTATATCGATGAAAAGGATATAAAGGATGACTATGAATTTTCCCGCGAAACATATAGAGATCTGATTAATGTAGGAGTTAGATCCTTGGACGTTTTGGCCGAGCTTGCCCGTGAGTCTGAACATCCTAGGGCTTTTGAAGTTTTGTCTAAATCTATAAAGGACATTGGAGACACAACAGAAAAACTAATGAGCCTACAGAAAACAAAGAAAGATCTTTCAAAAGAAACTGAAGAAACAAAGAGAATTACTAATAATAATGTCTTTGTTGGTTCTACTACAGATCTTCAAAGAATGCTTTTAAATATGCGTGGAGAAAAGGTAATCGATGCCGAGGGTCAAGAATAGTAGCTTAGGATACTTAGGTAATCCAAACGTAAAGAGAGACGGTGTAGAAACCGAATTCACTGCTGAGGAAGTAAAAGAGTATCAAAAGTGTATGGAAGATCCTGCATACTTTGCCCTAAAGTATGTAAAGATTATTTCTCTTGATAAAGGATTAGTTCCTTTTGAATTATATCCTTATCAGGAAAACATGTTCAAACATTTTCACCAAAACAGATTCTCTATTGTTCTTGCTTGTAGACAAAGCGGTAAGTCAATATCTTCTGTTGTGTATCTTTTGTGGTTTGCAGTATTTCATCCAGAAAAAACAATTGCAATATTAGCAAACAAGGGTGCAGTTGCAAGAGAGATGCTAGCACGTATTACCCTTGCTCTGGAGAATTTACCTTTCTTTTTACAGCCAGGAACAAAAGCTTTAAATAAAGGCTCAATTGAGTTTAGTAATAACTCCAAGATTATTGCTTCAGCAACATCAACAAGCTCAATCCGTGGTATGTCTATTAACCTATTATTCTTGGACGAGTTTGCTTTTGTGGAGAACGATGCAAAATTCTATACTTCAACTTATCCTGTTGTTACATCAGGTAAGGATACCCAAATTATTATATCTTCGACTGCGAATGGCATTGGAAACATATTCCATAAGCTTTGGGAGGGTGCGGTCCAAAAAACGAACGAATTTAAATCATTCAGAGTCGACTGGTGGGATGTGCCGGGAAGAGATGAAAAATGGAAAGAAGAAACCATTAATAACACCTCGGAATTACAGTTCGAACAAGAATTCGGAAACACGTTTTTAGGTACAGGGAATACCCTAATTAGTGCAGAATGTCTATTAGCTCAAAAAGCACTACATCCTATACACATACAAGAAAATGTATTTCTCTATCAAAAGCCTATCGAAGGTCATGAATATATTATGTGCGTGGATGTTGCGAAGGGTAGAGGACAAGATTATAGTACGTTTAACATAATAGATGTGTCTACAAATCCGTTTGAGCAAGTTGGGGTTTATAGGGATAATTTAGTATCTCCTCTCTTATTACCGGATATCATTTACAAATATGCAAAGACATATAATAATGCCTATATTATAGTAGAAAGTAACGATCAAGGTGCTGTTGTTTGTAATGGATTATATTATGATTTAGAGTATGAAAATATGTTTGTTGAATCTTCAGTAAAAGCAAATGCTATTGGGGTTACTATGACCCGTCGGGTAAAACGTATTGGTTGTTCTACGATAAAAGATTTACTTGAACAAAAGAAATTACACATAAAAGACCCAGAAACAATTATTGAGATGAGTACATTCGTAGCAAAGGGATCATCTTTTGAAGCGGTAGCCCCAAATCACGACGACTTAATGATGAACTTAGTTTTATTTGCATGGTTTACCACCACAGACGTATTCCAAGGTATTACCAATATTGATATGAAAAATATGCTTTATAGAGAAAGATTACAAGAAATACAAGATGATATGTTACCATTCGGATTTGTAAGTGATGAATATGAAACACATAAATATACTGTAGATAATGAAGGAACCGTTTGGTGGGAACAAGAAGACGATAATATAAAGATGCATCTATAATGGAAAAATTTAACTCATTTATAACAGAAAAATTCGAAGAGCCTGTAAAGCCCAAGGACTTACACCTTGTTGTTCTTGGTTGGGGCGACGAGGAAGGAACCTTTGCTGATATCGTATATGAGACAGCAAAAAAGAAAGGTATTAGGTATGACTTAGTTAAGGTCGATGAGGCATTTATATCTGCTTCAGATCTAGAAATTGGAGAAGTTACTTTTTCAAATTTTGATGGAAAGGATAACGATTTAAAAATAAAGGTTTTAAATTCGATTGTATTTGTTCGAGCAGGAGCTATACAAAGTTTAGTATCACAAGCTCTTGTATCTACTTTACAAACATTTGGGTTTTTCCTGATCAATGATTTGCAGACAATGTCACTATGTGATAATAAAATGGCGAATGCTATTTCACTAGAAAGAAATAATATACCCATTCCAAAGACTGCAGTCATTAATAATGTTAAATCCATTGAATATGCTCACGAAAGTATTGGGGGTAAATTCCCAGTTATTATTAAAACCTTAACTGGTACTCAGGGTGTTGGTGTATCAAAGGTGAATGATATGGCATCTTTGGTTTCTGTTTGTCAATCTATGTGGAAGTTCGATGCCCAATTATTAATACAAGAATTCATAAAAACAAAGTCAGATATAAGAACTTTAGTAGTTGATGGGCACATTATAGGTGCAGCAGAAAGAGTAAGACAAGATTCAGATGAATTTAGAAATAATGTCCATCTAGGAGCTAAGACTGTACCATATAAACTATCGGAAGAAGAAAAAGACGTGATTGTACGCGCCGCACGTGCGTCTGGAGCGCTATATTGTGGGGTTGATCATTGTAAAGAAGGTAATAAGATATATGTCTTAGAGGTCAATGGTTCACCTGGTATAAGATCTCATTTCTTAGGATATGATATTGAAACCGGCGAAGAGGTTGGAAAGAAAACAGATATGGAAATGTTTAACCTTGTTTTAGAATACTTCTCAACGGAATTACATAGAAGACCTTTGATGAGACAGGAGTCAGGATATATTGAAAGTCTAGTTCTAGAGGGGATGGAAGATAATCCGATTAGGGCAAAGTTTGATACAGGAAACTCTGCAAAAGCAACTATGCTTCACGTAGACAAATTAGAGGTTGATGGAGATACCGCAATCTGGCAAAAGAATGGATATAAGTTTGAAAGTGAGATAGTTGATGTTTCTGAGGCAAGAAGATTAGACCATTTAGATAAGAGACCTGTAATAGAACATGGGGTAACATTTAATAATAAAAAATATTATGTTCGTTTGGGATTAACAACAAAAGATTCTGCATCGGAAATGCTGGTGAATCGGGACCTTTTAAATACCTTTAGGGTATCAGTACACCCAAATAGAAAGTTTATTCTCTCAGATATAGTTTTAAGGAATGATGATACAGATCATTAGAACCTTATTATTTATAAATATATACATTGAGAATAACCGTATTATGTAACATATTAACTAACTCAATTATTGAGAGGATAAAGCGATGGCATTTCAAGTATCACCAGGCGTTCAAATTAATGAAATTGACGCCACAAGTGTGGTCCCAGCTGTTTCTACCTCTATAGGTGGATTCGCTGGATCATTTAATTGGGGTCCTGTTCAAGAGATTGTAACGGTTGGTTCTGAGAAAGAACTTGCCGAGAATTTCGGAACACCAGATTCCAATACAGCTAAATACTTTCTAACTGCGGCATCTTTTTTAAAGTATGGAAACGCACTGAAAGTAGTCCGAGTATCTTCTGGTCACGACAACGCGACCGCTGATGGTTCTGGACAATTGATTAAAAATAAAGATGATTATGATAATAACTACGGAGACGGAAGTCTCACTAAGGGTCGTTGGGCTGCTAAGTATCCCGGCGAATTAGGTAATAGCCTTAAGGTATCAATGATAACTGCAGGAGTTTCTGATTTTGCAGGTTGGACCTATTCAGGTAATTTTGATGCTGCTCCTGGCACATCTGATTACGCTGTTAGTTTAGGTAAATCTTCTGCAGATGATGAATTACACGTTGCTGTTATTGATGAAGATGGAGCATGGACTGGAACAGCTGGTACTGTTTTAGAAACTTTCTCTTTCTTATCACAAGGCTCAGATGCTAAAAAGGGTGACGGATCATCTAACTATTATAAGGACGTAATCAATAATAGTTCTAAGTACATTTGGTGGTTAGATCATGATTCAAACCTTTCAGAAGCTGGAGACACAATCGCAGCTACAACATCATTTACAACTGTAACAGGTGCTGTAGATGATTCACTTGCCGGCGGTTCTGACGATAACTCTCCTACAGTTGGAGAGATTGCTACTGGATTTGATCTTTTTGAAGATTCAGATACAGTAGATGTTAACTTACTATTTGCATATCCTGATGCAAATGGGGCAAATACAATTGCTAATGATCTTATTTCAATTGCAGCAGCAAGAAAAGATTGTATGGCTTTTGTTTCACCCCCTATTGAAGATACAGTGGGAAGTTCTTCCCCTGCTTCTGATGTTTCAGGTTGGGCTTCAGGTTTAACATCATCTTCATACGCTTCTACTGATTCAACAGCTCTTTATGTATATGATAAATACAATGATACATATAGATGGATTGGTGGATCAGGTCATCAAGCTGGTCTTTGTGCCAGTACTGACAGCGTTGCAGATGCATGGTTCTCACCAGCCGGTGTAAATAGAGGACAACTTTTAGGAGTTACCAAATTAGCATTTAATCCTAAAAAGGCAGATAGGGATACACTTTATAAAGCAAGAGTAAATCCGATTGTATCATTACCTGGTCAAGGTACATTACTTTTCGGTGATAAAACTCTTCTTTCTAAGCCTTCTGCATTCGACAGAATTAATGTTAGAAGATTATTCATTACATTAGAGAAAGCAATAGCTACAGCTGCTAAAGCTCAACTATTCGAATTTAATGACGAATTTACAAGAGCTCAGTTTAGAAACTTAGTAGAGCCTTTCTTAAGAGATGTAAAGGGTAGACGTGGTCTTACAGATTTTGCAGTAATCTGTGACGAAACAAACAACACAAGTCAAGTGGTTGATGCAAATAGATTTGTTGCTGACATCTTTGTCAAGCCTTCAAGATCCATTAATTACATCACATTGAACTTTATAGCAACTAGATCAGGCGTCGATTTCACTGAAATCGCCGGCGTATAATAGGAGGAACAAATGGCAATTCTAGGCGTAGATGATTTTAAATCAAAGCTAGTTGGTGGTGGAGCAAGAGCTAACCTTTTTAAGGTTACTATGAACTTCCCTAGCTATGCTCAGGGAGATGTCGAACTAACCTCCTTTATGTGTAAAGCTGCTCAGATGCCTTCATCAGTAATTTCCCCTATCCCTGTTCTTTTCAGAGGTAGACAATTACAGATAGCTGGAGACAGAACATTTGAACCATGGACTGTTACAGTAATCAATGATGTTGGCTTTGAAGTTCGAAACGCATTTGAAAGATGGTCAAACGGCATCAATCAACATAACGAAAATACCGGTCTCACAAACCCCAGAGACTACCAAGCAGACGCAATTGTTGAACAATTGAATAAAGCTGGTGAATCGACTAAGAGATATGATTTCAGAGGCATTTGGCCTTCAAACATCTCTACAATCGAGGTAAGTTATGATAGCGAAAACCAAATTGAGGAGTTTACTGTAGAATTCCAGGTACAATACTGGGAATCAAACACAACTTCTTAAGGGGGATAAATAATATTAGAAGAGGGGATTTTATATCCCCTCTGATAATATAGGAAATAAATTATGGCAGAATTTTTCGGATTTGAACTAAAGAGGAAAGACAAAAAGGCTGAATTGCCTAGTGTTTCCTTTGTTCCAAATACTGATGAAGATGGCGCTGGTGTTATATCATCTGGCGGACATTTTGGTGCGTATTTGGATTTAGACGGCGATAAAGCAAAGACAGAACAAGAATTAATTTTTAAATATAGAGACATATCTTCACAGCCTGAATGTGATGCTGCAATCGAAGATATTATAAACGAAGCAATTGTAAGTGATAATCATGACTTACCAGTTGAAATAGTTCTTGATGAAGTAGAAGCTTCAGATAAAATTAAAAAAATGATTAGGAATGAATTTTATGAAATCCTATCATTGTTAAACTTTAGTTCATATGCTCACGATATTTTTAGAAGATGGTATGTTGATGGAAGATTACCTTATCATATCATCATTGATACTTCCAATCCAAAGGGTGGTATTAAAGAATTAAGATATATTGACCCGACTAAATTAAGAAAGGTCAAAGAACTTGAAGAAGAAATGGACCCTAAAACGGGTGCAAAAATTATTAAAAAACAAAAAGAATGGTTTGTTTTCCAAGATAAAGGATTAGGAAGTAATAATCAGGCTTTAAAGATCAACCCAGATGCAGTTTGTTATGCAACCTCTGGAATTTTAGATCCAAGCAGGAAGAGAATACTTTCTTATTTGCATAAAGCAATCAAGCCTGTAAATCAGTTAAGAATGATGGAAGATTCTCTTGTTATATACCGTATATCAAGAGCACCAGAAAGAAGAGTATTCTATATTGATGTAGGTAACCTTCCAAAAGGTAAAGCAGAAGAATATCTACGTAACATTATGAATCAATATCGAAACAAATTGGTTTATGATGCTAACACAGGCGATGTGAAAGATGATAGAAAACATATGTCGATGCTTGAGGATTTCTTCTTACCACGAAGAGAAGGTGGAAGAGGAACTGAAATATCAACACTACCTGGTGGTGAAAACCTTGGTCAGATAGAAGATATTATATATTTCCAAAAGAAATTATATAGAAGCTTAAACGTTCCTATTAATAGATTGGAACAAGAATCTGGATTTAATTTAGGTAGAACAACTGAAATCACAAGAGATGAAGTTAAGTTTAACAAGTTTATTGGTAGATTGAGGAAAAGATTCTCTGATTTATTCCTACAACTATTAAGAACTCAATTAACTCTAAAGGGTATTATTACAACCGATGATTGGAATGGATGGAAAGAAGACATTCATTTTGATTATATTGAGGATAACTATTTTGCAGAGTTAAAAGAATCAGAGATGATCAGAGAAAGGTTTGAGATGCTTTCAAGCTTAGATGAACACATTGGTAGATTTATATCAAATGCTTGGGTAAGAAAGAACGTTCTTAGATTCTCAGATGACGAAGTGAAAGAGATCGAACAAGAGATCAATAAAGAAAAAGAAACAGGACAGCTTGATATGCCTGATCCTGATGATCCTAGATTCGATTAGAACTCTAAATATTATAAATATATAACGTAAAAGGAATAATTATGGAAATTTTAGATATCATTAATAATGCGAAAGAAGGTGATAATATTAATGCTGGTAAAGCATTTAATTCCGTTATGGCTGATAAATTACAAACAGCTTTGGATGCAAAGAAGATTGAAATCGCTTCTGGTATGATCCAAAGAAAATCAGCTGAACAAGAAGAAGATTAATTCTTAGGAGTAAATATGAAGCTTATAGCTGAATATACAGATTCCGATTTACAGGTTATTACCGAAAGTAAAGACGGAAAAAAATCCCTCACTATTGAGGGTGTTTTTATGCAGGCTGATCAAAAGAATCGTAATGGTAGAATTTACGAAAAGAAAATCTTAGAAAGAGCCGTAGAAAAATACGTAACAGAACAAGTAAAGAGTGGTAGAGCCGTTGGTGAGTTAAATCATCCTGATGGTCCAACTATCAATCTAGATAAAGTTTCACACAAGATCACTGATCTCCGTTGGGAAGGAAGTGATGTTGTTGGAAAAGCATCAATCCTTAAAACCCCTATGGGTCAAATCGTTGAAGGTTTACTCGAAGGTGGAGTTAAGCTTGGTGTGTCAAGTCGTGGTATGGGTAGTCTTGTGCAAAAAAATGGTACCGCATATGTTGGTGATGACTTTATGTTAGCCACCGTAGATATAGTCCAAGACCCTTCCGCTCCAGGAGCATTTGTGAATGGAATTATGGAGGGTGTTGACTGGGTATGGGAAAACGGTATATTACAACCACAAGAAATTGAAAAAATTGAGACTGAAATCAAACAAGCTTCTGCAAGGGTACGACCCGAAGTAGAAATTAAAGCTTTCAAAAATTTCCTCTCGAAACTTGTAAACTCTAAATAATAGGAGAACGACATGTCATTAGACGAAAATAAAGTAGAAAACGCAGTCGAAGACATTTCTGTTGAAGAGCAAATTCAAGAAGTTTCTGAAGAGCTCGTTGATGAAGAACAATCACAAGTAATCGACGGGGAAGAAGAAGCTCTTGAAGAGAAAGCAACAGCAAAAAGCGAGTCCGAGCATGAAGATGAAGAGGACGAGGAAGAGGAAGAAGAGCACGAAGAAGTGAAAGAAATCCAAATTCCTAAAACTAAAGCTGGTGTTATTCAAGCTGCAGTAGAAATGCTAAAAACTGCTAAAAAAGAAGACGCGCAGAAGTTATTTGCTAAAATGGCTAAAGTCGATGAAACTTCAGAAGAAGAATCAATCGCATCAGTCGATGCCGCTGCAGGTGCTGTCAAGAAGAAAAACGAACTCAAAGCGAAAGCTAAAGTTGAGAGCGTTGACTTTGAAGAAGACCTAGAAGCTATCATCACTGAAGAGGCTACTTTGTCAGATGGATTCCGTGAAAAAGCAAGTTCAATCTTTGAAGCTGTACTTACATCTAAGTTAGCACAAGAGGTTGACAGGCTCGAAGCTGAATACGCGCAAAACCTTGAAGAAGAAGTTTCTGAAATCCAAAGCGGAATGGTAGAGAAAGTAGATTCATACTTGAACTACGTAGTTGAGCAATGGATGAAAGATAATGAAGTTGCTGTGACAACAGGTCTTAGAACTGAAATCGCAGAAGACTTTATGACTTCTTTGCAATCAGTGTTCAAAGAGCACTATATTGAGGTTCCTGAAGGTAAAGAAAACATGATCGACGAATTAGCTGATCAGGTTTCTGAACTCGAAGAGAGCTTAAATAAATCAACAGAAGATAACATCAGATTACACGAAACTGTTCAATCTTTCGAAAGAGCAGAAGTAATCAGAAGTGCATCTTTAGGTCTTGCTGAAACTGAAGCTGAAAAACTTAATTCTTTAGTAGAAGGTTTAGAGTACGATGATAAAGAATCTTTCGAAATGAAAGTTGGTACTATCAGAGAATCTTACTTCGGTAAAGGTAAAGTTGAAGCAGCTGACGAAGTGAACAGCCTTGCAGGTGAAGATACAGCACCAGTTGATGTATCAGATACTATGGCTATGTACACACAAGCAATTAGTAAATTTAACAAATAGAATCATTAGGGGAAAAACAAAATGTTTAACGCAGATTCACAATTAATCGAAAAATGGGCACCAGTGCTCGAGCATGCAGATGCTCCTGCAATTGGTGACAAATACAAGAAAGCTGTTACAGCTAGATTGTTGGAAAACCAAGAAAGAGCCTGCAGAGAAGAAAGAGCACAAGCTCAAGGTAACTTCATCTCAGAAGCAGCTCCTTTAAACCACGTTGGCGCCGGTATGGGTGCTACCGCTGGGGAAATTGCTGGATTCGATCCAGTATTAATCTCTCTCGTAAGAAGAGCAATGCCTAACCTTATCGCTTATGATGTAGCCGGTGTTCAGCCTATGACTGGACCTACTGGTCTTATCTTTGCGATGAAGTCAAAGTATGGTTCACAAGGTGGATCAGAAGCTTTATTTGATGAAGCTGATACTGACTTCTCAGGTACAGGTACACACCAAGCTGATCCTACTGGTTTAGTAGGCGTAACAGATGCTGATACAGATGGCACCATCGCAGACGAAGCTGATACAGTTTCAACATACGGTGAAGGTCTTGCTACAGCAGCTGCGGAAAGACTTGGTCGTGGCGAAACTGGCGACGGTGCTTTTGGTGAAATGTCTTTCACAATTGAGAAATCAACTGTGACAGCTAAAACAAGAGCTCTAAAAGCTGAGTACACAATGGAATTAGCACAAGACCTTAAAGCAATTCATG